ATTTAAACAACAACAACAACAACAACAACAACAACAACAACAACAACAACAACAACAACAACAACAACAACAATAACTATTTCTTTCATTAGAAATATAACAACAACAACAACAACAACAACAATTATTTCTTTCATTAGAAATAACTATTATTATATAATTATTATCACTATTTCTTTCATTAGGAATATATATATTATTATTATTATTAAGCTTATTATTATTATTATTCAGTTTTATCTTACACGATTAACTTTATATTATTTAAACTTAAATACTTTACTTAACTTATGTCTTTACAAGACAACAACATGCCCTGTGATGCGCTTAAATGCACACTCAGAGAGCACGCGGACCCTGTACGTCATTTGATTGATGCACATAAAGCCCGCCCATTTTCATTCGAGGAAGTTCAGATGGTTAAATCCATCAACCTAACATCACCATGTTTCTTTGAACTCATGACCACCGCTCGTCCTCTGACATTTGCTTCCCCACAAGCAGCTCAACAGTTTGTTTACAAAACTGTAGCTGATACTTATACCAACAAACAATCGGGAAGAAACCCAACAGCACGTGATAATTTTACATCACGATTCTTTGCTAAGAACGGAACAGGTGGTATGCAATTTGATGACTTAGATGTCATTGCAAGAGCACTTAATTGTACTTTTGTAGTTTGCGCCACTAAAGTTCCAAAACAAAATTCTCGTGGAACTAATACTAAATACTTTACAATTGGACACTCACCAGAAAAGATTTACATTAAATGGGAATACAATCACCATTATCAACTTCTACGACTAATTGATGAAACAACTAGTTCTTCTACTATGAGTGACGATGATGAAGTACCTTTGATTAGGTATCAAAATCATCCAAACAACACACTCAATGGTAAACCAGAACAAGTTTTTGATAGCTTTAAAGAAGCAGTCAAAAATACACCAACTACTTTCATCAATAAGAAAACTTTGCAAAGTCTGACACCACCCATAACTACGACACCACCAATATCTGAGGATGAAGAAGAGATTGTCGCAGCCGTTAATTTGGTTCGCGAACATCTTCTTAAAGATTTCCTGCCAGGACTTGACACACACATAAAAGTAGCAGTTGCAACATCTATTGCAGCCTCTATTGTCTCGGTTTCAGCTAATATTTCTGCCTTAATTGGTGGAAAACTTGGACCGATTAACAAAGCAGTACAGGTCGCATCTATTATAACATCCTTAACTAGCTTTACATCCAATGTCTCACTTGCTTTACGAGCAAATGATATCAAATTCAACTTTGATAAAGTGGTTAATTCCATTCCTGGACTTGCTAGTATGCTACATTCGACATACAAAGCTAATTCAGCAGCTTGGATTTATCCAACCATTTCTGCATTGGTATCTCTTATTATTGGAGGGCTAACTCTCTTCAATGTTAGGGATATCAAAGAAATTATTCAAGCAGGCTCATTACTCAAGACCATTAATACATTTGGTTCTGAAGCTAAAAATATCACAAAATACGTCCTTGAAGATCTTTTAGAACTTGACATTACTGGAGATCACATTCAACACAAAGCACTAATTGATATGGCTAAACGAAGCGCAGAACTTTGTGTTATGCCACATTACAAATTCTTTGGTGATCCGGGTTTATTACAGGAATTAAAACAACTTTCCGATAAAGCAACTGATTTAACAGCGAAGAAATTTGCCAATCCAAAGACATCACAAATTGCACGTATGACAGCTCAAACTCTTATGAACAATGTCGTTCATCTTCAAGAGAAGGAACTTGCTATACGTACAGTCTTTGATGCTGCTCCACGTCAAGAAACATTTGGTGTTTTATTAGCTGGAGCACCTAGTATTGGTAAATCCTTTTTATTAACTCAAATTTGGGCGAAACTTGCTCCAATATTTGATTATAAACGAGATCTTTACAATTTGACAATCTCACGATCAGATGGTTTCTTTGAACCATATGGTATGCAGGATTGTGGATTTGTAAATGAATTCATGGGATCACGAGAAGATGCGTTTTTAACACATCTCAACAGTACAATATCAGCCGACCCTAAAAATTTAGAAGGAGCTTTTCAAAAGAGTCAACCAGCTCAATTCAAATTAGTTTTCTTAACTTCAAACGATATTGCACCCGAACTTACACGTCATTTAACAGACCCTGCAGCTAAAGCTGTTTGGAATCGTATTTTACGAATTCAAATTGAAGATCCAAAGTGTCAGGGAAGACAGGGAATTAATTCCCATCGAAAAACTGACTTTTCACATCTCACTATCAAGAAAGTTATGGACACTGAAGCACTTTCAAAAGAACGTGTTATCAATTCACTATCAAGAGTTTCACTAGACTCATTAATAGTCGAAATTGCCCATCAGATAGCACGCCGAGAAAAATGTTATCTAACATCTATCGTTAATAATGACATATTCACAGATGAACAAGAAGCTATTAGGAAACGTATAGCTAGGCTTGATGCAATTATGTCAACAACTAATTGGGCTAATGCTGAAGGAGGTAATTCTTATAACATTATTCGTCTTCAAGGTTCTCTTGAAACTGGAAAAACTGAATTAGCCAAAGAAATTGCTTCATCAATCACATCAGTTTACTATAAACGTGAACTTGTAATAATTACTCAACCCACTCAATTTAAAGAAAAACCGTCTAAACATCCAATGATTTATCTTTTAGATGATGTTATTGATGAGGACACTCATAATGATTACTTCAAGTGGATTAATTCATGCAACAGTGAAAGCTTGTTTATTATTACATCAAATACAAGCTACACTCGCACACTCTCAACCACAGAATGGATGAAAACTAAAGCACTTAATTGCTTCGGGTTTGCAGGTGCAGAAGATCACTTCTATGTAGACACTAAACACACACACAGTGGGATTGCTCGGCGTCTTGGTCTTTATGGCCGAGTAGATGCTATTAAACAAAATGGTATTGAAACCGTCGTCAATGATCCAGCTATGCAAATGACTATTGATGCAACACCTGGATTTCAATATAAAATTAATGGAACACCAATATCACCAGAGGATTTAAAGCAACATGTCTTCAGAACATACACAACATTTATCACTAAATCACATAGGATACAAGTTTTAAATTCGACATATTCCAACCCAACTCAAGATTATGACATTAAAATAACTGCTGATAACATTGATTCTCTATACAATGCTTTCTCAACAGTCTCTAATGTTACAAGCCTTTTATTCTTCGGAGCTGAAGGTGCAAATGTAACTATCTCAAAAAGAGTCATGGTTACTATTCCCAGGGATATGCATGATGCTACAGCTTTGATTCCAAACAAACGTTTGGAAACACGAGACGATATTATCAGTCTTGCAAAGCGATTGGGATCCTTTATGGCAAAACTCATTCCAGATATAAAAATCTATTTCCATCTTGCAGGTCAAACACCCATAGTACTCATCAATAAACAACTTTTTATTGGTGCTTATGACACACTTTCAATTGACATAACCAGATCCCCAGATGCTTTCCATTGGATTTTCCAAGGACGCGCACATCAATTAAGAGATGAAGATTTTGCACTTTTTACATCAGCTGGTATTTTACCACCAGTTATGCAAGATCTACCTCAATTTGTCATTGCAGCAATTGTGGCAAGATATACATCAATGCGAAAAGAAGAAACACCTCTTATTCGTACTTGGATTGACCATTATACTATTAAACGTATGATTGAAGATTATAAAGAAAGAGGATTATTATCATTTCTTTTCAATCATAAAGCTCTCACACTTTGCGCTGGTATTCTAGGAATTGCAACAGTTACAACACTTGGTATTAAACTCTACAAATACCTTAATCCCGAAAACCAAGCTAACTCATCTGATGATGAAGACGATCCTGATAGTTCACACTATAAAGACATCTCTCATCTAAAGAGTGGTTATCGTAGCGCACTTGTCAAAGGTGATCGTCTCGCTATGGTAAATATCCATAATCAAGCACGTCAAGAAGGTCTCATAGAAAAACTTAATCAATGGGAACATGCATTTAGATCTAATTCATATCTTAGTAGACCAAAAACCGAAATTGAGCTTATGATAAGGGAAAGTGTAAACAATCAAGATCTTGAAAGCCTATCATTCTTCATAAAATTTGACCCAGAAACAGTAAAAACTGTTCTCGCTAATAAAGCAAACATGTTATCAGTCCGAGAAACACAACACCAAATGCCAACTTTACCACAGATCTGGATTGAAAAGTTAAAACGTAATTACGTTTTAGTCATAAATCCGATCACACAGGCAAAAGTATATGCACTTGGACTACGAGATAAAACAGCAATAACTGTTTCACACATTTTTCATAAAGTAGGAGATAAATGCATCATTCAAAGCGATGGTAAACAGTATCAAGCTATATGTTCAGCACTACATCGTCAACGCGACATGGCAATGGTACAGATTGAAGACAAAACTTTCCCAAGCTTTAAGAATTTCACTAGTTCATTAGTGTCACACCAGGAATTTGGAAAGTTTGCAACAGCATGGTTTGTCCGACCAACAGATAAACCTCTCATTTATTCAGCTTCGACCCGCTTTAAGGGACGTAGTGCGTTTACAATGACTGATGCTAACAACCCACTTTATACACTTAATCATGACTTTTGGGAATTCCACTTAATTGGTATGAAGGATTTAACAAGCACATTTTCTTCAGGCGATTGTGGTTTTCCACTAATGGCTATGTATGAAAATGAATGGAAAATAATTGGTATTCACAATTCAATAAATGGAATAAGTTCGACAGGTTTCTTTTCTTCAGTATCAACTGAGGACTTAAGCAATGTCTCTAATTCTTTTTCTAATAAAGTACCACATATTCTTGATCCAGATACTGGTTATGTCCTTGATTCATCAACCTATAATGCCTTAACCTGTGGAAAATGGGAAGACTCTAAATATTCAGGAGTTTCTCCACTCAAAATTATTGGACGCAATTCAGCCTTACATACACATTCAAGTCCTAAGCACAAGAAAAAATATGTTCGCATCTGTGAAGATATTCTTCAATGTGAAACTTTACCAAGTGCTCTTGATATGACTCATGTAAAAGACACATCAAAATTAATAGCTGATAAAAGAGGTGAATTCTACCCGTTATTTTCACAATCAGTGAAATATACCAAGAAAACACCTACATATGGAGGTTTTGATAATACCATCTTTCAACATGTTCAGGATTCAATCAAACAGTATTATGACATGTATTATGGAGATGCTAAACAACTCCGTCTTCGTGAAATAATAAATGGTTTTGAACATGTACAACCATTTGATATGACAACATCAGCAGGTCCAAAAATGAAACGTGATTTTAATATTAATATTAAAATTCCAAAGACTGGACAACATGACGTACTCTTCACTAACTGTAATGCTCTGGACCCACAAAAGAAACCCTTTTACGTCATAAATACTAAAACAAACGCAGGTAATGCACTCATGCAAGATTTTTATCATTACACAAGTGCAATTGAAGCTGGAGACCCAATACTTATGGTTATTAAGGATAATGCTAAACCGGAACTTTTACCCAAGGAGAAAGTAGAAGAAGGAAAGGTTCGTCTCTTCAATGAAATGGATCTTAGCATCAATATGGTTTTAAAAAGCTATTTTGGTGGGTTTCTCAATTCGATCATTGATAAACACCATGAATGTATTTATGTGATTGGTTTCAATCCATATAAAGAAGCAACTCTCCATATGCTTGATTTCAATATGATTGACGGCAATGTGGTTAGTTCTGATTTTAATGGTCTTGATAAATCATTCCCAAAAGAATTAATATCTGGATTCGTAGGAGCAGTCTCACGAGGAAAATGGTCAGAAGAAGTAGAAACAGCATTAAGTAAAACACTAACTTACACTTACCATAGTATCAACGGCCACATTTATCCAGTCGATTGTGGAAATGAATCAGGTTCTTATGTAACAACAATGATTAACTGTTATGCAGTTCATTTTGTTAATTGGTATACATTTACACGTAAATGGAAACAAACATATAACATCTTACCAAGTTTAAAGGATTTTGAGGATAATTTCTGTCAAAAGATCTTGGGGGATGATTGCATTCGCAAAATTTCTCACAAGGTTCAAATATCATTTGATGATCTTGCTCAGGATGCTGCTCTTTTCAATCTTACTTTAACAAAACCAAAAATTGATGGAGAAATATCATTTTGTTCCCGTGTGTATAAAATGATTCGTCCGAATATTTATGCACCTTGTCTTAAAACTGCTTCCATAACATCATGTCTTTTCTACCTTGCTTCTGAAACAAAAGAACAAATATCAATGAACATCAACATTGCACTCTTCGAAGCATCATTACATGGAAAGGAATACTTTGATCTTCTCACAAAAGGAGCACTTGCTATTGCACGACATTATAATATCTCAATTGATTTGTATCCACATAAATGCTACATTGATTACTTCATTGGGTATGTTCTCAATGAAAGTAAACATCCAACTTTACAGGCAGCTGGAAACCTCTTAACTCAATCAATTGAAGCAAACGCTCTAGATTATTCTTCTCAGAATATTATTCAAAAACGTGAATTCAATAAAATGGCAGATATGTGGCTTAATGAGTATGTGCAATCTCAACGATTAGCGACACCCATCTATACTTATTCAATGGATGGTAAAACAGAGTGGGATGTAGAAGTTTTACTAAGACATCATAAAAATCACTATAAAGCAACTGGTCATGGTCGCACAAAACAAGACGCAAAACGTGCAGCCTGTGATCAACTCAAAGCAACAATCGATAGTTCCCCCACTAACATTGGTTCAATCCGGGTAGGTTCTATTCATAAGAACATAACTGAAACTGATATGGAAGCACTTACTGACATCTTCAGAAAACACTTTGATATCCAAGGTAATGATTTCTCTATCACGATAGGAACTACCAATCGTGCTAATGCAGACACACCAATTGAACCAGCATCAATGAATCAGGCTAGTCGATTTCAAGGTGAGGGATCACTTCCAGGAAATGCGAATCCACAACCAACAGCAGTGGTGCCAGCAATGACATCATCCGGTGAAGACATCCAAGCGGCGATCATGGGACAAGAACAACATACACTTAATCCCATTGGAGCACCCGATATGTCAACTGTTGGAGCTATTCAATTTGACTTAAAAGATTTAGCGTATCAACAATTTCTTGATGCAGACACTGAAATTGAAGTCAGCGCTGATATGCCAGCAGGAACTGTAGTAGCTCAAATTCCTTACGGATGGAATCATCCATTCTTGAATCGATATGCTAAGAGATGGGTTCAACAACATGAACGTTATACTGGTTCATTCAAGTATCGTTATACTGTCATTGGTAATCCACTCTTCTCAGGAGCAATTGGTATTGCATGGGTAAAACGCCGAATCACAACATCCATTGTACCAGTAAGTATGATGCAAAAATACTCTTACTCAGCTAAGGGTGTTACAATGCCATGGAATGTAGTCCATACTCTTCATGATGCAAGAAAACAATATTTCTACCGTGAGGTAGCTGATGATTTAGATGACAACAATCTTGCAGATAGACCACATTTGGTTCTATTCTTACTTATGTCTCTTCAAAACCCACTTCAACCGGGTGTTATTACACGTGTACGTATTGCATCACGTTTCGCAACTGTTGGTGAGGGAAACCCCTTCCGGGCTCTTGACCCAGCAGATACTGAAATGACCTCTGAAACAACAACAACACCAGTACCACAAAACCGGTTTCAATCAGTTTTCCCACAAGATTTGAATACTCGCATCTGGCTTTACACCGATGGTCAACTAAGTGCTTCATCAGCACCTGATCAGGATGCATTTTATCCAGACATGTCTTATGAAGCTCGAAAAAATGGAATAATTGGTGGACAACAAGGGGGAACAACTCAAAATGATAGGGCTACATATTATAATGTTGAAAATTGGGCTAAAACTGATACGGTTACTCAATTGACAACAGATTGGCCCTGGATGGCTGGAAAATCAGTTGAACCGAGTGACTATGTCACTGTCTATATTTCAACTGTTACAAACATGGATCAAAAGAGTTTTTATGCCTGGATAAATAATAACAATTGGCCAGGATTTCAAAAACAGGGTCTTCAAACAGCTATGACTTGGACAAGATGGAATGCAAACAAAGGTTATCTACCAGCAGCCATTTTAGCTGGTGGTGTCACTACGCATAGCTGTACTTACAATCAAACAGAATTAACTTTCGCCAACAATCTTGACACTCCAGGAAACGGTTTCAGCAACACTATCAAGGAATGGATCAAATATGTTACTGATAAAGGAACTATTTGGTTCTTACTTTGTTACACTCAACAACGGCGTGGAATTCAAGCACCTCAATATCCTCGACAGGTTGCGGAACGTTTAGCAGGTCATTATCAAACACGAACAGTGACAGATTTACCACAATATCCAATCTTTAATGTTGATGAACAATTGGGAACTATCAGAAATACTATTAACACACTTCCATCAGGAAATTTATTATTTCGTATGACTGAAATGCCACCAAGCTCTGTCGCTGTTGGTCAGGCTCAAATGCCTACTAGTAATGACAATGCTACAATTGCTAAATACTTTGAATTATTAGCTCAGGGTTTAACAACATTACAATGTTTACAATTCCGCTTAATTGATGCTCAATCTGTACGTCAAGTTGCAACAATAAGGTACCTTCAAGAAAGTCGTGTATTTGTTATTAATGCTCCAAATTCACCAACACGCTATAGAGTAATTCCACAGAGTAATCAAAACCTCATCATCGGTCAGATCACTATCGTTCAACGAGCAACTGATTTCCAAGAAACCATCACATTTGATTGGATTGATCGAGTAGCTCCAGAGTTTTTGCGTCGTGGAGATGTCTTTAAGACTCCAATTTCTCCAGACCTTTTCTCTGATATAACTCCAACTATGTCAGGTTTTAAAGCAAATGCTACTCTTCTTGCTTCAATGGCTGGTGGTGGAATGGCAGGAATTGGTCAAGCAATTGGACAACACCAAGAGCGTAAACATCAGGAAAAGATGCAATCAAACCAATTTGGTCATGAAGAAACTATGCAAGGTAATATGTTTAACTTTCAAAACCAATTCCAATCACAGGGTTTTGATTTTCAAAAGTTAATGCAAGAAAATCAGTTTGGTTTCCAAAATCAATATCAAGGTCAACAACATTCTCAGGAGCAACTGCTCCAAGAACGTGGTTATCAAAATGAACTTGGTTTGATGCAATCTGGACATCAAGAACAACGTATCACAAATCAACAACAATCACAAAATAGAATGATGGAACGAGGTCTATCATCAAGAGTTATGGGAATGCCTGGCGCTGTATCGTCAGCTTCTCGTGCCTAAAATCGAAACAAACAACGTTTTCAGTTAAACGTAGAGAATGATCGCACTATGCTAGATCTACCGGAAAACTGAACTGTAAAGAAAACAGTAATTTTCTTAAATAACTTAATTAAAAGAGCATAATTCTTTTAATCGTCTCGCTTTTCTTAGTACCGTTTTACGAGATTCGAAGTAAATAAAAC